CATGCACCATTATAAAACTATTAGTATACACTGTTTTTTCATGTAGTCTATTAGACTGCCATAATTTTTTCCATAATGGCAAGGCAGGATCAAACGCAATATCAAATCGACATTTGACAACAACATCAAACGTTATATTATGTTCAAGTTCATATTGTCTTTTAAAAAGGTTAGCCTTAGCTTCACTGTAAAACAAATTATCAAACACTGTTGTTTCATCAAACTTTTGTTCAACTTCTAATTTTTCAAAATCAAAAAAATTTCTCAGATCACGGTTTATAAACTCGATATTATATTCTTCATATTCTATTTTTGTATCGTTGTCGGCTGACCAATTACTAACTTTATAGCTATTACTATTCCAAGTGTGTGCAAAGAACTTTACGTTTACGTCAGTAGGGAAATCAAAATGTCGCTTTATACTTTCTGCGCACATATTATATGTTCTGGGTTCTCCACTAATACAAACCGCAATGTTTTTTAAATTTGATAAATCAGCCTCTATCTTATATTCCAGACTACTCATTGGATTACCGCCTTGTGTATACCTGAATTAATTAGATAACTATTGAATACCATATCATTGTTGTAATCTGGATTTTTCATCACAATGTCTTTGTATCTATGTAACATGCTCATAGTTGAAAATGTGATGCTGCGACAATAGAAACAAACAGCTTCATGATCTAAATTGTACACAGTATTGGTTTGTATATCTGTTTGACGAGCTGACTTCTCAAGGGTTGCTAAATTATCAAATCGATTTGTATAATACACAACATCAAATTCACATTTGCGTTCTAGTTCTAAAATTTGCTTGTGTATTCCGGCATTACGTAATACTCCATAAAAATCATCTAATGCAGACATTACTATTTCGCCATTGAAATTTACAGATTCGTCAAATTGATTCCAAGTATAAGCGATGCTTTTCATAAAACTATTTATAAATTAGATTTTTTAGCTGCTTTAGCCTTTTTAGGTTTAGCTGCTTTGGCCTTGTCTTTGGCCTTGGCTTTCGGTTTGTCTTTTGTTTGTTTTAGCTCTACTAATTTACGGTTGAGTATAGGATCTACTGCCGCTTTAACTTGGCTATCATTCCAATTGAATTTCTTTTTGATATCACTGTACAGTAGTTCTCTATCCTCATACAAAGGAATCATACTGTACAGTAACTTATCAATTTCCATCCAGTTCACAGGCTAACATCTTCCAAACCTGCTGCACGTAGTTTCACAATATTATTAATTTGAAACTGCTTGGCGTCAATAGCTTTGATTAATCCCATAAACTTATTACGGATTAGTGCTACTTCGTTGATGATATGTTGCTGGTCAATTACTTCACTTTCGCTGTCAGCATACTTTTCAGCATCTCTACTCGAAAGTGCTTTGTTATATCCTTCTAGATATTTGCGATAATGTTTGTTGCGAATCCTGCGCATCTCAATATTAAGATGTTCAAGTATAGCTTCTAGTTCCTGTAACTGATTAAATCGATACTCAACTATACCAGGCATGTCACGTGAATGTTTTTCCACATTACCTTTGAGTCCACAATCTAATCTTGCTTCATCTAGTTGTGTTTCGAAATAATCAATTGCAGGAACAATATTAGCTATATTCTGCTTTACTTTACTATACCAGCTCATTGCCAATCATCATATTCATCCGAGTCCTGATCGATGTCATCATAAGCATCCTCATAATAAGCATCTCTAATTACTCTGTCTAGTGTTGAGTCATAACCAAACCATTCATCACCGACTTCACTTAGATCTGCAATGTTTTCGTTAATTACACTAAGAAACTTTTCACATGCTACTTCACGATCTTTTGCAGTAATGTATGGTTTAATACTAAGCCACATATCTACATATGTGGTTATTTCACTGTCACTCATTTTCATTTATTGTATCTTCCTCTGGTAATGTATCCTCGATATTTACCTCCAGAAGTTCTTCTACAGCGTCTACGACTTCGTCGTCCCATTCTCTCATAATAAGATCCAACGCCCCGTCCTTGTTAGCATTCCAAGGCTTACGGAACATTTTGATTACTTCGCCTGTTTTAGGGCTAGTGTATTCTAAACTGTTACCACTCTTCTTTAGAATCTCTTTTGCTTCGAAGAATTCAACAAGTCCACTATAAGGACTCATGCCAGTTTCGTATGGGATCTCCACCTGTACACTTTCAAAAGGTTTAGCATAACGTGTTTTCATTACTTTACACGCTGCTCTAATACCATGTACTTGAGATGTTTTGTTACCATCGGCATCTACTTTAAGTTTTAGTTTACGCATAGCGATAACAATACTTGATGCATAGATAAAGCCTTGTCCACCTGAGATCTTGTCATCTGGATCAAACATATCTTGACTTGCATATGTATGGTTAGTTGCTAGTAGTCCTACATTAAATTCACCAAACATGTTAACAGTGTTTCTAACAAGCGATGTTAGTGCTTTAGGTTTACGACCCATGTCACCTTTCATATCACCTTTTTGAAACTGATCAACATCAGTAGGTGTTAGTAGCATACCCAACGAGTCAACTACAAATAATACTTTAGGACGCTCACTGTGTTCCTTGTCTGTGTATTCTGCTTTGTAGTCTTTCATAAAGTCACTGATAGTTCTAGCAACATCGTCGATCATACTCATATTAAGTTTGAGTAGTTTATCTTCTGCTGTGTCTACTTCTAGTGCATGTAGCCACTTTTCATCCAGTGCGTTTTCACTGTCGATTAGTACTACGAAGATACCTTGCTCTTGTGCTGACTTGATTACATTACCTGCTGCAATATAACTTTTGCCTGCACCCGATTCTCCTGCGAGTACTGTTACTTTACCCAGTGGAATACCTTTTTCAAATTCTCCACTGATTAGTTTGTTTAGTGTGTAATTACCTGTACTGATCCATGTGTCCGGATCATTAAACCCAACACTTAGTCCGGGCACCGCTTTAGTAATACTTTTGCGGAATTTACTTACGTCAAAAGGCTTTGCCATTAATTTCTCCAAGAATATAATGTAGGCGACTATTGCCGCCTACTGTGTTAGATGTTTTGATTATGCTCCGCGATTGCGAATTGCTGCTAAGATATCTTGCGCACTTGGCTTTTCACCGCTATCATCACCTGCTGGTGCTGTAGCCGCTACTGCCGCCGCTACTGCTTCTTGTTGTGCAGGCGGTGTGACAGGAGTTGGTGCTGCCTCTACTACCGGAGCCGCTGTTGTTGCAGGCGCTGGTGTTGGTTGCGGAACACTCTGTGCCGCAGGCTTGGCCGCTGAATTATTTGGCGCACTGTTTGATGTATCAATTTGTACACCAGCTGGACGATAAAAATTACCATACAATTCTGGATCATACATTTGACCATCAACACTTGCTTCAAACATTTGACCAATTGCAGTCAATTCAGCTTCCGTTGGTTGCTTGGGAAGGAAATCATTTAGATTAAACAACCCATGTGTGTCAATTGCTGCACGTTCGTTACTGTCTAAGCTACGCTCCCTACGACTCCAGCTAGATGTTGAATAATCTGCATACTGACCTTTTGTTGTCTTAGTAAGACGGAAATCAGTACCTTGTTCAATATCTGTAGGAAGTTCTGTAAAATCACTGTCCATTAGTGCGCCTTTGATAATATTAAAGATGCTTGGATTGATGATAAACCTACGAATTGGATTGTCGGGAGTAGTATCTTCTTGTAGACTGTTTTCAGCCACAAAGCCTTGGAATACGTAACTACGCTTTTTCCAATACTTACGACCCATGTCTTCTAGTGCAGGATCTTTAAACCAGTTACGTACTTCCGATAGTACTGGGCAACTGCCCACCGGTCCCCACATTTCATTACATGGAACGTTTACTGTGACTCGACGACTGTTAGGGTCGCCTTTCACTCCAGCAAATTCCAAACGAATCATTTGACGCTCACGCCAAAAGTATGTGTTGCTTGCGTCACCATCTGGTAAGAAGCGTAATACACTTGTTGAATTTTCTGGGATATTCCAAAATGGGAAGATAGCGTTATCGCCTCCTCCGCCTGAGCTGCTACGATTGCCGCCCTCTGATGCTTGTAGTTTTGCTCGAATTTCTGCCAATGTTGCCATAGTTATTCTCCTATAATTTGCCTATGTTTTATGCCTAAGTATGCCTTTGTGACTACTAACATATAGTCACTAGTATATGTGTTTTTTGTGTGCCTGTCAACCGAATATTTTATTGAAATCGTATTTTTCAAATGCGTGTTCAAATGTATTTTCAATTGGTTCACTGGGTACACGGGTTTCGCTCGCTGGTTGCTTTGTCTTAGACACTAATGTTTTGATAGCAAGAACTGCTTTCTTTAACATAGCACCATCTTTGATATTGTCAACCTCATCATCAAATCTTGACAACAATACTGCGAGCTGATCCTGATCTTTGCCGCCGTCGATTACGCCTGCTAGATAACTAGCTGCCGCACCCAACTGCACGTTAAGTGACTTATCTTTCATATTTGAATTAGCCATTGGATTTTCAGGATCGCTTCTGACATCAACACCTTTGCGTAGTCTTACTTTGTCCATACCTATAATAGTATTGACTAGACTATCCAGTGTCTCTGCCGCAAATGCATCACGCTCTTTAAGACTTTTCATCTCTTTGACTAATGCATTTACATACGGTAACGCTTCATCTAGACTTTCGTCAAATGTACGTACTGTAAACTGATTACGAAGTTTTGTACGATCTGTTTCATTGATCTTAACTTCTTTTGCTTCAAACTTCTCTTTTGTTTCGTTGTAACATTTACAACCTTTAAGTTTGTTAATTGATTCTCTAATAGTAGAAATACGCTGAGAGACTGCTTCCACTATTTCTGCTGTATCTTCATTTACCAAATTGTTGCGCTTACTGTAATTGGCAAACTCTTTTAATCTTTTAAGTTCGACTGTTTGTTCTTGAATATGCTTACCAAAGGCATCAGCAAATTCGCCGCCTTCTTTAACATGACGTAGCATAGCTCTGCCGCCTGCTAAATTATTGGTAGGCATTTTGAAACGTTCACCGTCTGCATTTTCAATGTAAATTGCATTGATGTTTCTACTTCTGCTGCCACGTGATTCTTCGTTCACTGCTTTTGTGTGTTTAATAATAAGTTTAGCACTTTCTAGCTTTTGATAACTGCTTTTGCTAGTACCGTATGCTGGGCTAATACCTTCTTCAATTTTCATGTCTCTCACCTTTTGCGCTTGGTAATCTTGGTCTTTTGGTTCTATCTTTTTAGTAAAACTTTTTAGTGTGTATTCAATAATACTGCGATTAGCTAGATTTTTGATCTGAAACAGCGTATCTTTAAACTCGTCTAAGTCTGTATTACGATTTACACTTACACGTATTTCTCTGTTACTATCTGTTTCATCTAAGTTAATCATACTGCCCAAATCTTTAATATAGAACCTTCTAGCATTATCAGGATCAACTGTGCTTTCACCTTCGTCGGTATACAACTGTATTGAGACACCGCTGCCTTTTAGAATCTTAAATATGCCATTTGCAATTTTTTCACTACTAATCATGCTAGTTCCTTTATTATATTTATGTTAGAAACACAAAAGGCATAGGCTCAACTGACTCTTCATCAGAGAAACTATCTTTGAGCTCATCAAATGTAGCTTCATCGTATTGAGCTACTTGTTGAGCAATACGCACAACTAGCACACATGCCATTACCAAATCATCTGTTTCACCGTCTTTAGCACTAAAACTGCTGCCTCTAGCAATGAATGTTTTAATCTCTCTCAACAATGCACTACTGGCAATTTCCATCTTGTCTGTTTCGACCCAAGTTTTAAGTTTACTACATGCCGCGAGTTTACTTTTGTTTGTAGTTGTAAACCCTTTTCTAAATCCTCTGTTAGCACTGCGAGGCTGACTTATAAACTGACCTGGTATATTTTCTTCTCCCATTTCAGATATAACCACAAGTGCTGCTTCTCCTAGTGTATTGTTTTCTACACTCCAGTATATTTCACTTTCTGGTGCGGCGTCTTGCACTTCCATTAGCATACTTCGCATAATACGTATTTGTTCTGTGATGCTAGTTTTATTATGCATCCATTCTGCTACTTGGCGCATGCCCGGAAGTTCGTATATCTGTATAGCAGCATTGTCCCCACCTGTTCCCAAACTTGGATCTAGGCCCGCAATATAAGTAGCACCTTTGGTAATGTTTTTATACCATCGCACTTGCCCTGTACGTTTGTATACATCTTTGCTTTCCATCATAGCAAGTTTTAAACTACTAATGAGTGTTTCGTCGTACGCAATAAATTCATTGAGGTGTTCTCTGCGAAAACGTTCTTCGCCTATTTTACCTTCTTCTTCATCTGCCCATTTTTGATCCCTGTCAGGATGTGCTTTCCAATCAGCATTGTAGCTTTTAAATCCGTTTTTACCAACAACTTTTTCGTTGCCAAATTCATCTAGTGTATTACAAGCGCCTCGCCAAATCTGTGCAAATTGATCATCGTCTTGGTTTGGTGTACTTGTAATAATACATTTACCACCTGTACTAAGTGTAGGACTTAGTGATGTCCAAAACTCACGAGCAATAGTAGGACGCACAAATGCAAACTCGTCTAAGTATGCTAGCGAAATACTTAAACCACGACCAGTATTTTCTGTTGTAGCTTGTGCGATAATACGACTACCATTGTCAAACTCTAAACTACCTTTGTTGTATGCTGTGACACCTGCACGTACATGATCCGGCAATAGTTCATAAGCAAACCTTATACGTTGCATAATCTCTTGAGCACCACTGTACTTGTGCGCTGCAATAAGGATTGTCTGATCAGGCACATACATAGCATACCATAGCAAATATGCAGCGGCCGCAGTTGACTTACCCATTTGTCTACTGATAAGTGCTATACTGTATCTGTGATTATGGTAAGCATCTAATAGTCCACGTTGAAAATCGAACAAGTTGAACTTCATTCTGCCCTTGACCGGGTGCTGAATCCAAACAAAGTTTTCAATAAAATATTGTGGATCTTGTGTACATCTTACAAGGTCTTCAATCTGTTGTTGATTGAACTTCTCTTTCTTGTACGGGCTTTTGATTAAATTTGTATCTACGCTCATTATAGTAGTACTTATGTCAGAAAAAAGAGCTAGTTTTTACACTAGCTCTCAAAGTTAAATGCCTGATAATTTTTTAATTCGTTCTAAAGTAACGTCTTCGTCGTTACCTTCTAAATGGGCTCTACCATCTTCTTGCATGCCCTGTTCGCTAAAGACTACTTCCATGCCAATCATGTCACTGATAGCTTCTTCAAATCCGCTATCTGTATAAATTGTCCAAGGACCATCGTGTTCAACTGTAACACTGACATAGCCTTCTTCTTCGACCATTTCGTAGTCAGTTATTGTTACCATTTCTGGATTACTTTTTTCTTTATCCCAAATGCTGTCACCAGCAAGTTTAACTTGCTGTGGCATACTAGCATATCCAGGACCTCCAGCACTTGCTTTTGCTGGATTGTAGTCTGGTGCGCCAATGGCTGCTTCATAGTATTCGTCTGCAACATCTTTGCCATGTTTCTTTGAAAATTCTTCTTTCGAAAGTGTTTCTGAATCATGAATTAACATATCGCTCATTTTACCTTCGTCGATTGATTCTTCAACCTCTTTGCCACCTGATAATTGTATAAGTCTACTAATATCCATTGTTATAGTCCTGCTAGTTTTTTTAGTGAATCGATGTCGTCATCTAGTTTGTGTGCTGTATCTTTTTTCATTGTAGTTTTATGTGTCTTACCACCAAACTCAAAACTGTCTTTACCTGCACGAGCCGCTGCCGCAGCCGCTTGGTTGAATGCATTTTCATCAATGTCTGCTTCATCTAGTGATTCGTCGAACCAACCCATTTTTATCAATTCCTTGTAAACTCGCTTCTTTGCCTCATCGGTGCAACCCATTTCTTTGCAAAATTTTCTAGCAAGTGCTTCTACTTCTTCTCTACTGGCAGGATCTTGGTATTCAATAGCATCTAGCACACGGTTAGCCATATACATCGCCTCGCCACTTTTGCCGCCTACAAAACCACTAGTTGTTTTTGTGCCTTTGTAAATTCCTGGTTTATCTGTTTTAATTTTATAACCTGGCGCTAGTTCAATTTCTGCTTCGTCGATAGTACTTTCATCGAACTTCATAGTTAAATATTCGTCAAACATTTCAGGATCACAGCCTAGTTTTTCGCATGCCATATCTTGTGCTTCTTCTGGCTCCATGCCTTGATCCATATATTTGTTTTTTAAACGCATAATTTTTGGTTCTAGATCTTCTAATTCAGTATACATATCTTTCATACGACCTTCATTAGTAGTAGATGTTGCTGCTTCATCCATGTCCATGTCGCCGTTATCGCCATTGATTTCTGCATACATTGTTTGAAGATTTTGCTCTGCATCTTCGTCGTCGGCAATGTTGTAATCATCGCCATTTACTAGTACAATATCGCCTGTCTTAACATCAATGTCTCCTACCTCTTCGCCATTGCTTGCTACTAGGGTTATACTACCATCATCGTTTTTCGTAATCTGTGCGCCTGGAAAGTATAAAGGGTCTTGGTTTAAAGATTTTAAAAACTCATCTGCACTGCTTTCCTGAATACTTTCTTCGTTTTCATCACCCGACGAATATGCTTCAGTTTTATGTTTTGCTTTAAAAGACTTATATGCTTCACTTACATTTTCTACTGTGAGATCATCGTATACGTTTGTTTCGTCTACAGTTACATGGTCACCGGCTGCACCTAAATATCTACGCAAACTGTTATCACTTGGACTACCAAGTGTGCCTTTGTATTCCTGTGGATTAGGAGTTGTTGAAGCAGCATACTCGTCGCCTTCCTCAACTGGAGCTTCGCCGACTAATTGATTCAACTGTTCGGGAGTGATCAAAGCAATCATTGCTCTCATATCTGCTCTGCCGTCAGTTGGTTGTTCAGCTACGTGCTCTACTGGCTGTGGTTCTATTGCAGGGGTATCATCTCTGGAAATTCCTGCCAATTTGTATAAGTCATTTAAGTCCATTGGTTACACCTTATATTCTTTGTAAAGCACTGTGCCTTTGCTGTCGTTAACTAACTTTTCATTAAACTTATCACCAAAATGATCCTCGGGATTGATCTTTTCAGCTTCGCTATAACCTGCATCTGCTAGTACACTAGTTGCTTCTTCGTCACTGTCTTCAGCGACTTCCCATAATTCTTCTGCTTCGTTCATATTGTTTACAAACATTGAACCTAAACTACAGCCACAAATGCCTGCAATCTCTTCGTGTAAACTATTAGGAGTTGCCGGTAGTTTTGTTGTAAAATCATACATATAAACTTCCTGTGCGCCTACATCAACAAAGCCACGTGGCTTGTGCATAATAGTTTTTTTGGGTGACCCCATGCTTTCCATGTTGTATTTTGCCATATGCGCTTCAATGCGGTCCATATGTTCATCTGAAATCTCATTTAGACTACGAAGTCTGAACGAGTAAGTTTTCTCAGATTCTACTAGGTATTGTTTCAAACTTTTCATCGCGATTTCCTTAACTGTAGTTATTTATCAGAGTTATTCATTTTATTAATAACAGCATTAATCAGTGCGTTTCGATCTTCAAACTCTTCTGCTTCTCCTTGAATGACTGTATCGTTGCCATTTGTTTTATTTTCTGCGGCATCGAACTTAGCTTTTTGTAGCTGTAGTTGAACCATTTTTAATTTTTTATCCATCTTTGCTGTTTTAGCAGTAATAGCATTAGACATCATTGTACTTGCTACAGCAAACACGTTTGCGGCATGTCTATCTTCTACGTTTTGTCCAAGGTCCATTAGGTCCTGAAAAGCATGTATTGCTTTGTTGGCATAGTTGTCCATGTCGGCGTCTAGTGTCTCCATGTCTCTTACCATTGGTAATGCAGCATCGATCTTGTCTGCTGTGTCTAGCTGTTGCTGTAGTTGATTGAGATCCAATCCGGTTTCTTCTTGTTGGACAGGTTCATTCACTTCTTCATTCATTGGAGGTAAATCAAATACATCTTCAATTTTACTACTCATCGTTTCTTCCTTTTCTTGGGCTGGTTAAACAGCTCATGTTCTGTTAGTACACGAAATCCAACACCTTGTCTATCACAAAATACTTTTGCCGCTTGCCATTTTGCTTCGTTTACAATCGCCGCTGCCTTTTGTGTGTTGCTTTTGGCATGAGCTAGCGTTTGTCCTGCAGGCTTAATCTCAATCATCTCTGCTTTTCGTTGTTTATTTTTGTCTTCGTACACTATAAAAAAGTCCGGTACATAGTGTGTGTTCTTACCGGTAGCTGGATTTCTATAAGGTATTCTGTGTGCTTCACTTGCCCATGCTAGTATGTTTGGATGTGTGTCCAGTATACGCATAAACTTTAATTCCCATCCACTACGATACCTAGGACGATGTTTGCCTACATATTTTCGAGGGTTTTTAACCTCGTATATGCCTTGATGAAATTTATTTGCCATTCTAGTAGTATTTATTAGTTAGCGTTAGGAACAATAAAAGTAGTACCGTTTATGTTTTCTAAACTTTCTTTACTGGGGTCATATACACCTTTATAAACCCTAAACTGTGTTTCTGCAGGTGTTGTTGAGCTCACTATGCTTCTGTTGCTAACTACTGCGGCTTCTCTGCCGCCCTGCACAGCTTGTTCATCTGCGGCCTGAGCGCTACTAGGACCGCTTGATGTTATGTTGACATGTTCTGGTTGAAACTGTACTGTATATTGAACAGGATTGCTGTCACTGTAATCTAATCTGTCATGATTAACGTTAGTCATCATAACATTATGTAAACTTGTACGTCTTCCGCCTTGTGCAGTATCTTGTTGATTAATTATAATCTGCTCAAAGAAAAATCTTTGATTACTTGGTATAGTTTTTGCGCCAAAATCTCTAGCGCCACCAGTGGCAAAATTACCGTTAATCACATCATATGCATTAGCATTATTACTATCTAAATTATGACCGTGAAAATAATGTTTTGCATATGATCGCATCAGATAATCAAATTGACTATCTTTAGTGTCGTAAAAAATTATACTAATAGGCTGAATATCCATTCGAGTTGGAATATATCTCATTCGATTGTATTGATTTAGTCGCACTACATTGTAATCGTAATCTGGAAGGCCTGCACTTGAAACTCTGTCAAATGTAAAGGCTCTTCCAAAACTTTCATCTTCCAGGCTAATCGAAGGGTTGAGTATAAAATTAACGCTAAACTGAAATTTAGAACGTGGAATACCAGTAAGAACATTACTTCCGTGTTGTACTCCAAATTTATCAGCGGCGGCGTTATACGGGCCGGTGTTACTTATCAGTCCCATCGATTATCCTATAATACTTTAATTGCCGCCGCCAGTTGCGTTACTAACTGTTTGATCAGGTGTTGCTCCTGTTAGTGTAGCATTACCTGCTGCATCATAAATTTCCGCATTGTCGTAACGTATACTAACTGTGACTTGTACTTGATCACTATTTGAATAAGCCATGTCACCGTACTGAATATTTGCAATGTAGCATCCAGCAAGTTCAAATTTGTCTAGTACACCCGGTGTTGGATTGCCACCGTCTAAACTTTCTACAGTCATTTGGAACTTATAACCACTGCCTGCTCGACTGCTAGCTTGATTAGCATGATCAACTTGTCTATTAAGTTGATTGTTTAGTTCTCTTAGTACTGCACTATCTACGTCATCTCTAAGTACAATTGAGATTGGATCCCATGCGTGCTTACCTGCTAGATAAATTCGTGAATTGTATGCTTCTATTGTTACTTCATCGTGAGTTAAACTTGGTCGTGTTGTACTGATTACACTTCTAGTGGGAACACCACTAAATGATTCACCAATAAAGTTTACTCTAAAACGATAAGCAAGTTTAGGCATAATTGTTGTTGTGTTACCTTGATTGTCTGGAACACCTAGTGTTGTAATAACTGCCATCTCTGTCTCCTTATAACTCCGGCTAACAGTATTTATGATTTCTAGTCAAAAAATTAGACGCCCGAAGACGTCTAATTAAGTATTATGTTAATTTTTTTAGTTTGTTGCTGATAATGCACCAGTATTTGTTAATCTAATCGGAATATAGATGAATTCTGCTGCTTTTGAAGGTTCAATTGCAACATCAACATAAAATTCATTACGATCAATTCTTGCTGGTGTATTATTAGATTCGTCGCATACTACTGCAAAGTCATTAAGTCCTCGACGACTCAAAATATCTGCAAGGAATCGTTCGAATGCAACTTTAGCTCTTGCTCTTGTTTGCACATCATTAACTTCAAACAAGAACGGACGAGCTAGTTCATCGAATCTATCTCTGAGATATGCTACCAGACGTGCAACATTAACACGGTCCAACGAACTCGCTGTTGTGTGTAATGTTTTTTGTCCAAATACAATTGTTCCTTGTCCTGGGAATGTTGTAATTGGATTTAGTTTGTCAGTATACATTGCATCACGCTGTCCTTGACTTAGTGCAACAGCTTTGAATTCATTCTCTGTTGTAATGTATCCAACTGCGGTTGCGTTTTGTACTACACCACGTGTTGTACCTGCTGGGGCAAACCACTGGAAACTAATATTATCGTTGTATGCATATGTGTACAGCGCCATATGACTTGCTGGTACTACAACAGTATTTCCAGCAACTGGCTCTGTTGTTTGACCTGAAGGATAATAAACTGCACTATATGTGTTGTTTGTTACTAATCCATCTTCTCCATTTTCTGTTGCATTTCCGCTGTTTTTAGTCCAGTTAACAACATCAGTTGGATTTTTACGCATTGGCGAATCAACAATGATAAATGCTGTTTCTCCACGATCACTGTTTAATGTAACCATTTCGTCTACTAGTTCAGGATAGTTCGGTGCAGCAATCAAGCTAAATCTGTTGCTTGGATCTCTGAGATCTGTACCTGTCGCTACTGCCTGCATCGCAGTTGTGATAACACCACGTTGCGCATGTCTGCCAAAACGTCCGCTACCATCTGCATGATTACTTGTACCGTTTCTCCAAGCAGTACCGTTCCATTTACGCACTGTGTTTTTACTCTGTGCCATGTTAACTACTAACATTCCATCTGGATAAACAACTGCGTCTGGTGCGCCTGGGATTGGTGATCCTCCACCTTCGTAAATATCTGCAAATAATACACCTGTTGTAGTTGTTTGATCAGTATTATCATGCTGTATCCATGCGCTTCCGTTGTAAACTTTAATATTTGGATAAGCACGTTCGTTAGTTTGACCTTCAGCTGATAGTGTTGTATCAACCCAAACATCACCACTGGCTGGTCCTGTTGGCGCGGCTGTACTGTATGTTGCACTAGTTGTTGCGTAAGAACCACTGTTTACTTTGTATAGGTCCAATTTGTCGATTTCATTATCAAACCAATATGTACCTGTAGCTAGTGTTCCAGTCGGTGTTGCAGATTGTGCTAATACTGTAGTTGCTGTTAAATCGCCTACGACACCGCCTGTTACTACTTCTCTAATAACAATAGTAGCTTTAGTATTTGCTTGTTGGTCTAACAAATAAGCACCTACTGTAGATGTGCTTACGGTTAATGAAGCTGTGCTTGAACCGTCTTGTGCTACAAAATCGCCAATGGATCCTTGGCCGTCAGCTTGTGTAGTACTAATACCTTGTACTGTAGCAGATGTAAATGCTGTACCATTGTGTGTGCTTAGTGCTAGTACCAAACCGTTACCCGGACGTGTTGTTTTAATCCAAACATCATTTGCTGTCGGACTTGCTGGTGCATTATAGTGCGCATCATAAGTTACGCCAATTGCGCCAGTCATGTCAGAATCACTGTCCATTACTTCCCATGCACCGCCTACGCCATAAAAGTATTCAATACTCATTTGTCTAGTTGGACTTACTGATGTTTCATTGTCAACATGTACTACAACTAGGAATGTTCCGTCTGTTGCACCGCTTGCGGCTGTGGTTGGAGTATGTACATCACCTACAACGTCTGTACCATCGTCTGCGTTAATTTCAACTGCTGGAATCTTATTTTCCCACTTGCTAGTTGTGTTGTTCCACTGATGAATTCCAAATTTACTTGCATCTGTATCTAACCACAGTGTATTAGCCGTACTATACACCGCCGTTGGTGCAGTTGCACTATTTTCTAATTGTGCAAGATCAATGTCTGCTCTAACAATGTATGCTTGACTACCTTGACCTAGATAACTGTATGCAGCCATTAATCCATATTCGCTGGTTTCGCTGCCTTGTGATATTGCTGTTCCTGTTGTAGTGAATAATGGATTACCAAAATATTGAGTTAGTTCACGCTGACTAGTAACTTTTACTACTTCGCCTGCATTTGCTGTTTTTGTATATTTCGCTTTTCCGTCTACTTCACTACCAGTTGGATCTGTTTTGTCTGAACGTGTTGCTACAAGTAATAGTGGTACTGTGCCTGCGCCCGGGGCGCCATATGCACTTTCATCTACTACTTGAACCTCTACACCTGGTGATACTAATGCCATATTATTGCTCCTCTGATAAAAGTAATTGCTAGTAGTATTTACCAGGACCACTATATATCAGGGGGGATATGAAGGTTAACCTAGTAGTTAATTATATCTTTTATTTTAGATTGTAATTGATTCAATGTTGTATCATTGCTAACTATTTCATCAAATGCACTGTCGCTATCAATCCAATGCCATTCACTGGGGTGTATGTCTACAGGCTCAGTGCCCCTGTCTCTTCTGTCGTAGAACCACTTTGGCATATCTCCTCTGCGTACTTGCCACACTTGGCCTTGTACACTATTAATCATACGCATTTCATTAGGAAATCTTACATCGGGTATTACCCAATTTATATCTGGATTGTTTAGTATTTGTTGCTTAACAAGACTAACCCATATGCCATCATAGAAACCATTACGCATACAATCTGTGCCAAATTCTTGTAGTACTAGTCTAGGTGTAATCGTTCTACCTGTTTCTTTTGTCCAATACTCGTCTTCTTTTTCACGCCATATACGGCTTCGATCAGTGTCGCCTTCTAGCATATCTCTATCCCAGCCGTATACACTAGCAACGCCGTCTTTGAGCTTGTCAGCAAAACTAATTTTTTGAAAGTTATGATTTTCAACTAGGATATCGGCAACAGTTCCTTTGCCACTTCCTATAAGTCCACATATACCGATAATCATACGCTACTCCGTAAATTCGTATTTTTTACAGTTTAGCGTAAATTTTAAAAGATGTCAACCTATAATAACGCCAAGTCCAGCTTGGCCTTCTGCATAGTATTTTAGATCATCTTCTAGTTTGTCTATGCTCATTTGTGCATCACTACGTAGTGCATCTGCATTTAAACTAGTACCACCTTGTGGACCAGCGATAGTATTAAACTTACCACGTGCTTCTGCTAGCATTAATTTTGCGTGAGCAAGTGCAAACTCTTTCAACCACGGGCCGCTGTACGGATCTTGTAATAGCTCTTCGTTACTTCGAGACTTATAAGTGTGCAAGTATACAGTGTCATCTGCTTTAATTTTTCTATGCAGTAATAGTCTTTTAGTTGATGTATTCCAGGTAAAAGTAATGTTCTCACCAAACATACGTCCTAGTGTTTCGCGATGTTGGGATAGTGCATCAAACGTTGCCATGCCTCCTGCTCTACCACTGTTTATCAAGTAGTTGTTAAGGTATGCAGTTTCGAAAGGTTCTATATCGCTGCCGCCACTTAGTGTTCCACTACTGCGTCTGTATATGTCCATAACATCAATGACCTCATTAGCAAGTGTGTACTCACTGATTCCATCTTTAACTTCTAATGGAATAAAACTTTCTTCCACACTGTTTTCACTACGCTGTCTATACTTCTCGAAACTTTTATTAATAGCCAAGTCATAGTGTTCAGGGTCGAGTTCAACATCCACCATCTGACCACCTAGTCTTAATTCTATTTCTTTAATTAAATTATCTATCAATGCCATACAAGTATTTATTACTTAAAGGCTTTTAAGATGATAGTATCTGCGTTGAACCTACCATTCATTTTAGTTTCAGTAGTTTTAAGATATCCAAACTGTGTCTTTAGCTTATGCTTGGTAACCTTTTTCCACTGTGGTAAAATTTCTTCTGGCTTTCGTACAGTCTTTTGTACACTTTTTGTTTCGTCAAAGAATTGTAATGTAGTTCCTTTGACTTTAAACGTTGTGTGGTCTTCTGCATAGTATATGCCTAGTTTACGATTTTTTGTGTTAAACACAACTAGTGCAGTTGCATCAATGATATCGCTTGGATTGATACTAGCAATACCAAAGTCTCCGTCACTTGATTTGAACTTGAGTTTCTTAACCAGCTCTTGGGCACTTTTAACTTTGGGCTTGCGAATTGCTCTTGTTTGCTTCTTTTCAGCTTTTACAATTTCAATTGCATCAAACAGTCGTTTATAAAAATCTGTTAGTTCTTTGATTTCTTTTTTACTGTACGAACTATATCCTTCTGCAAGTTGTTCTTGCATATCGTCACGTTTCTTAGGAGCAGGTAACTCATTTAGTTCTTGCATTTCCTCATATGCACCTTTAAAAAATTCACTAACAAAACGTAGATGTCCTAGATTCATTTCGTGCTTTTTAAAATACTGTAGAGGATTCTGCTTGAGCAAAGGATTCTTTTTGCTGTTGCGCATCCAATCGTCTAACCACCCATCCATATCTTCTAATTTATCGATGGTAGCTTCTTGAAGACGTTCTTGAATAGTTGGAACATGTACTTTTTTCTTTTTGCTATCCTCAACTTTTTTCTCTTCTAGAATATCTTTGCCAATTTCAATATACTTCTCAATCTTAGTAGCAATATATTCTTTCATAGGACGAATATCACCTGAGGTTCCAGGACACGCTTGCCAATAATCCTGCTCTTTTTCATTATAATCAGGACAACCGTCTAACAACATTTTACAACGAATTCCTAGCACTTGCTCATGCTTGGCTGCTTTCTTTACACTGTTAATATCAGTTTTACTATAACCATTATCTTTCATCCACTCAAATGCCCACTCGATTGTGTCATTGTGTTTGAAGTTCTGATACCAAAAATCACTTACATTAATTTTAAGTCTGTGAAAATTAGCACCGTCCAACTTTTCCCAATTATCAAAGCTAGGCGCTAGTAGACCTTTAAGGCCACGACGTGGGCCTTTGGATACTGTTTTCTTTTTAGGTTTTTTAGTAAGACTACGAACACTCGCCATAGGAGTTCTCCTGATTGTTATAATACTAATTTAGCATCTTTTTTTAATTTGTCAAGAGCTATGATAGTCATAAATATACGTATGCCACGCTTAACACTATATAAACCGACGAAAACTAATGATTATCACTTTATGGATAGAAGTATCCGTGAACAGTTTAGCATAGGCGGAACTGGCGTCCATGTACACAAGTATGTAGGACCTGCTAACATAGGAGATCAAAATGACCCTAGTCAGCCTAACTACATCGATGGCAGAGAAATAGATCCACTAAGTGGAGAATTTATTAATGTTGACGGTATTATTAACGAAACAAAAATACAAGATTTATTGTTTTTAGAAAACAGAGATCGTAAATATGATCCAGATGTATATGAAATGCGTGGAGTATACAATGTACAAGACACAGACTTTGATCTAACACAGTTTGGATTGTTTCTCAGTAATGATATGTTGTATATGACATTTCACATGAATGAAATGGTAGAGATAATGGGCAGAAAACTTATGCCCGGAGATGTACTAGAACTGCCGCACCTCAGAGATGCATTACTGTTGAGCAGTGACAAAGCCGCAGTAAACAAATACTATGTTGTCAATGACGCCAATAGAGGTGCAGAAGGATTCAGTCAAACTTGGTATCCACATATTTGGAGAGTCAAACTAAGCCCACTAACAGACAGTCAAGAATACTACGATATACTTGGCGATAGTAGTGACGCTAATAGTCTCAAAAATGACGTTAGTACATACAAAGCGGAATTTAACATCAGTGATGCTATTGTAGCCGCTGCAGATGCCGAAGATCCGAACGGAACAAGTATGCGGGATCATTTGTTTGGGTATGATCATGCAACCAGTGGCGGCATTGTTAACAAAGATAACACATATAATCACGGTGAGGCAATCGCAACAGGTGATCAATTCCCAAGCGATCCTAGCGAAGGCGATTACTTTATTAGAAATGACTTCGCTCCCAATAGAATGTTTGTTCGTCGAGGAAACAAGTGGCATAGACTATACGATAATATCACCGATCAGACGTGGACAGACAAAACTTACAATGCCAGTGATTACATTTTTGAAAATGGCACTAGCATAGTTGAAGATAGAGAATTCGAATCACTACAGCCAATGAGCCAAGTAATTAAAACAAAAGCGGATAACACATAATGGCATACCAAAATAGCAAAATCACAGCGGTTCCTTACTTCTACGATAAGCAAATGCGCAAATACATTCAGCAATTTATTCGTATCTTCGCTGGATTTCAAGTTGCAATGCATACCAATAAAGAAGGTAATGTAGTTTATCAAACTGTGCCTGTACGCTACGGTGATGTTAGTCGTATGGCTGCACACATTGTCAGAGAAAATTCTGAGAATATGCTACAAACAACACCGTTTATTAGTTGTCATGTTACTGGATTAGAAACTGCTCCACAGAGCAGAACATATGCACAATACGAAGAAACAATGCCTGTCTACGAAAAGAAATACAACGAAGAAACTGGTAGTTATGAAAACGAAGTAGGCAACGTATACAGTATTAAGCGTCATCAACCTGTACCTTACACATTAACAATGCAAGTTGATTTGTGGACATCAAACACAGAACAAAAATTACAATTACTAGAGCAAATACTTGTACTGTTTAATCCAACACTAAACATACACACCAACGATAATCCATTAGACTGGAGTACACTCAGCTATGTAGAACTTATTAGTACTACATGGAGTATGCGAGCAATACCCAGTGGCGTAGATGATATTATTGATATCAGTACACTTACGTTCCAACTACCTATACTAATTAACCCTCCTGCTAAAGTATTACGCAACACTGTGATTCACACTATTATTGACAACATCGATGAAGTAGATGATTCCGGATTGGATTTATTACGAGCAGGTGGTAGCTATACTCCTATCTTTACCAGCTATCAAGTTGTTACAATGGATCAATACAAGATGAAATTTACAATTGATAATGCAGGTAATGCTAATGCACAGCTATTAAATTTAAATGGCAGTAGTTTAGACAATAACGGGAATTTGCTAGACTGGAAGAATGTATTTAAAAGCTTCGGTGAATTTAGAGACAGTGTTAGTCAGATAAGACTTGTATTATCCAATGATCCAAGCGTTACAGCAAACGATATTGTAGGAAATATAAAATTAAATACTAGCAACGTAAATCTATTAGATATCACATTAGATTCTAATACAATTCCAAGCAATACACTATCACCTATTTCTGCTGTTATTAATCCACAAATTAACTTTCCCGGAGATGGCACATTAACAGCAAGTGCAACTGGAGATAGATATTTACTGACCCAAGACACTCCCGGATCAAACGGCGTATGGGCTGCTAATGCTAAAAAACACGATATTATCGAATACGACGGCAGCAATTGGAATATTGTATTTGACGCTAGTACAACAGACACTATACAATACACTACAAATCTAACAACTTTAGACAGTCTAAAATGGACAGGTACAGAATGGATCAATTCATTTGAGGGTACATATAATCCAGGATTTTGGCGACTATACCTATAATGATACAAGCAAGCGGATGCTGTTTTCTTTCCCTCGACACAGGCAGAATAATGTTACAGCAAAGAAGTAAAAATTCAAGTCATCCACTCAAGTGGAGCTTTTGGGGAGGCAAAGCTGAACGCAAAGAACGTCCTGTCGAAACACTATTACGTGAATGCAAAGAAGAATTAGGGCCATTGCCTGATATTGAAAAGGTTTATCCACTACATACATTTTTAAGTGAAGATAAAAAGTTTACCTACAACACGTTTTGTGTTACAGTATTTGAAGAGTTTATTCCTCGTTGCAATCATGAAAGTGCAGGCTATGCTTGGGTTAGCATAGACTGTTGGCCTAAGCCATTACACCGAGGCGCTTACTTAATTTTAAACAACACAGAAATGGTAGAGAAGATTACTACTATATACGAACGTCAAAAGGACAAACTAGACTTGCCAAACTGGTTAGATAGTTTTTAGTCTTCCGGAAACAAACATTCGTCAATAAACGTTCTAACGTCTTCTGGATCTAGTCCTAAACTTTCCATGACTTTAGGTGTATGTGGATTCTGCTTTTGATAAGCACAATATCTATTTTGTTTTTCACGTATTAACGCAGAGTCGACACTAGATGTAGTATACGTTGGAAGTTCAGCTAAGTATGTATCCAAATTGTCTAATGCCATAGTTACAACCTGTTGCATTTCTTCTATTCTAACATTGCTTGCGGCTACCATGTGTTTGCTGAATATAGCTTGCGCCCAGTCTGGCAATTGTCGTTCTTTCTTCCATTCTAAATCTTGTACAAACTCTCCAAACAAGTTTACCATTGGGTGATTCCAATCAGCCGTTGGACTATAATCATGAAATGCACCTGTAACTTTGTTCTTACCACATATAATATCAAAACCGTATATAGGAGCATCATTGTTATAGTTAGGAAACACACAGATGTGAGTCATATACAGACCTTTTGAATCTCTAGCATCAACACTGTCTATGTGTGCTCGTCTAAAATGTTCTCCACGAAACACTCGATTAAGCCACCCAAACTCGGGATCATCGAAAGTTTCTTCTCCTAGTGCTGAACATTTTTCTATAATAGCACTTTCACACTCAATCATTTTATCCCATATTTCACTCATAATACTGCTTTCAATTTGTCTACTAGGTCGTTTATCATTGCATCTGTATGCAGAGGTGTTGGCGCAAACCGTAATCTTTCAGTTCCTACTTCTACTGTAGGATAATTTATAGACTGTACATATATGTTATGGTCGGTGATGAGTTCATCACTTATACGTTTACATTTTACAGCATCTCCTACTAGTACAGGAACAATGTGCGTTTCGTTGTCAATAACATCGATGTTGTTTATTGCTAATAGGCTTTTGAGTACATTTGCTCTACTTTGATGTTGCTGTCTAAGTGCTACACCATTTTCGCTACGCAAGTATTTTATAGCAGCTAATGCACCAGCACACATTACAGGACTTAAACTAGTGGTGAAAATAAATCCACTTGCTACACTACGTATAGCATCTATAGCAACACTGTCTCCTGCAATATAACCGCCTTGACAACCAAATGCTTTTCCTAACGTTCCATTGACAAAATCGATCCTATCTTGTAGTCCTAGTTTTTCTAGATATCCTGCGCCCTGTTCTCCGTATAACCCAACTGCATGCACTTCGTCAATATATGTTATTGCATTATATTTGTCTGCAAGATCTACTATCTCTTGGATATTACTCACACAGCCGTCCATGCTGTATACACTTTCAAATACAATACACGGTGTGCCAGATACTGTTTTAAGAATATCTTCCAACTCTTGCATATTGTTGTGTTCAAATATATGTTTAGGTGCTGCACTGTGTCGTATTCCTTGTATAAGGCTAGCGTGATTCTTACTATCGCTGATGAATTCAATGTCGTTTACTATTTTGCTTAATGCTATCAAACTCCATTCATTAGCAACATATGCACTAGAGTATAACAAAGACGACGGTTTGTTGTGCAATTGCGCTAGTTCGTATTCTAGTGCAACATGATAATGACTAGTTCCACTTATATTTCTAGTGCCGCCGCTACCTGCGCCCGTCTGATCTAGTGCAGTATGCATCGCATCTAGTACAATTTTATGTTGCCCCATACCTAAATAATCATTGCTACACCAGTTTACAATATTTTTAATATTATACGGGCCATAATGTATTGCTTGTGGATATAACCCACGTTCCCGCAAAATATCGTTGAATACTCTATAGTTTCCTTGTAACTTCAAGGTGTCAATGACACTTTGAAATTTGTCTTTATCTATCATTTAAGCCAAGCTGTTCTAAGTCCAAGATCTTTGCGTCTTTGGTGCTCTTGTTCGCTTCCTGGATATCTCCATGCCCATATTGCAACCAGTGCCATAAATCCACCACTCCATAATACAGCTTTAATATTTCCTGTACTGAACCATACAAACGCTATACTTGTACTCATAGTAGCAATCATAAAGTACTTAAACCTTGTGGGAAATATTCTCTTTTCACTCCAGCCTCGTAAAAATGGGCCAAACAGTTTATGGTTCATAATCCAGTTATGCATACGGTCACTGCTTTTTGCAAAACAATAAGCAGCGCCAACAGCAGGTGTACTCCATGGAAGTCCGGGTAAGTATACACCAATAAAAGCAACGCCTACTAGTAAACAACCCAACGTGAACCAAAACGCTTTTTTAATATTCATAAATCTTCTTTCCGTTAAATACTATGTTAATATTATTTATCAACTTGACTAATCGTATATAATCAGCTATAATCGTATATAATCGGAGATATGAATGCATATTGTAACAGGTGCTGCTGGGTTTATCGGCAGTAACATGGTAAAACACTTAAACGAACACGGGCACACAGATATTGTTTGTGTAGATACACTCGACCAACACAAAGTGGCAAACCTTGCAGGGTTTGAATTTGTAGACTTTATAAGTCCAGATGAATTGTTGTTGAAAGATTTTGGAGATGTAACAGCTTGTACATTGTGGCACTTAGGCGCTAATAGTAAAACTAGCAGCGACGATTGGGATAGCATCTATCACAACAATGTAGTTTACACAAGAAAATTATCTAATAAGTTTAAAAATATTGTATTTGCTAGTAGTGCAAGTGTGTATGGTGACAACATCGATACACAAGAAGTTAGCAGTAATTTAGCACCTAAGAATATGTATGCAGCTACTAAAATGATGTGTGATAACAGTTTTTTGAATAATAAACACATATCTAAGATCCAAAGTTGGCGTTTCTTTAATGTGTATGGAAACAGAGAACATCACAAAGTACATGCTGGTATGGCAAGCCCATACAGTAATTTTATACATCAGGCAAAAACAACAGGTGTAATCAAACTGTTTGACAACAGCCACGAAGTACTCAGAGACTTTATTTGTGTTGACGATGTTGTTGAGATTATGTACAGTATCTATATGAACAAGCATAAAAGTTTCATAAGTAATTTGGGAACAGGCAGTACATACAGTTTTCAGCAATGGGGAGATCTTATTGCTAAACACTATAATGCCGAAATAGAATACATACCAGTACCAGAGGAATTACAAAAAATCTATCAAAAATATACATGCAGTGACAACAACTATCTGATGTCTAATTTAGAGAATTATAAGTTTATTACACCCGAAGAATTTGTAGAGGATAATCTATGAAAGTATTAGTTCTTGGCGATGTAATCGTCGACAAATATATATATGGCACTTCAGAACGTATAAGTCCCGAGGCGCCTGTACCTGTAGTTAAGTATCTACACGAAGTCGAAACACTCGGAGGTGCAGGTCTTGTTTACGAAAATCTTAAAAGTCTAGGTGTAAATGTTACATTATTTGAAACAAATCAGCCACACAGTATAAAAACACGCATTATATGTGACGGACATTACATTACACGAATAGATGACGATAAAGATGCAAAATCTGGTGTGATATTAGACAAAGTATTATGTAGTGATTTTTCAGAATACGACTATGTTATACTAAGCGATTATGACAAAGGTGTGCTAGATAATGCAAAACAAATTATCGCACATATTAACAGTCAAGGGCCTAAAGTAATTGTAGACCCAAAGCGATATGCACATGAATACCAAGGCGCTTGGTTAGTAAAACCTAACCATAACGAATACACTAAGTTTGAATTTGACGAATGGCAGGGTAATATTATCACCACAGATGCAGGTCACAGTGTGAGTGCTACAATAGATAATATCAAATATACAATTCCTGTAGAACCAGTAGAAGTCTCAGATGTTACTGGAGCCGGTGATTGTTTTTTAGCTGCATTTGTGTATGCACTTACCAACGGCTATGATCACAAAAAGGCTGTCGAGCTAGCTGTTAAAGGTTCAACAGAAAGTGTAAAACACGTTGGTACATATATATTAACAGAAAAAGATTTACAAAAACGTGTAATATTCACCAATGGTTGTTTTGATGTATTACACAAAGGACATTTAACATTACTCAAAGAAGCTCGTAGTTTAGGAGATAAATTGATTGTAGGTCTAAACAGTGATGCAAGTGTTAAGCGTCTCAAAGGAAACAATCGTCCTATTAACGATCAACAAACAAGACTAGAGCAACTTGGCCTTATACCTTATGTAGACCAAGTGATTGTGTTTGACCAAGACACTCCGTACAAATTAATTAAACAACTAAAGCCTGACATGATTGTTAAAGGCGGAGATTATACTGTAGAAGAAATTGTAGGACATGACCTTGCACCTGTGCATATTGTGCCCACAGTACAAGGTTATAGTACTACCAAAATATTAAACAAGTGGAATTCGTGAATACATATTCGGTCCTTCGTTTTCTATAGTGTTGTATTCACCAATACCTGACCAGTCCAATACACTTTGTTTGTCAGGAAACAGAAGTTCAACATCAGGTAAAGTCCAATCGACATCTGGCTTCCATTTGGTTTCATACCATTCTACTATTTTGTCAGCTAACCAGTCATGACTTGGCTTGCTTAAATGCATAATTCTTCTATCTACGCCTTGGCCTTGATCAAGAAAATACTGTTTGATACTGTGGTCTGTAAATTCTGTCATTTCTAAATCATATAAGCTAACTTGAGTATGATGTAGTTGTTGGCTTTCAAATCCACTCATTACAAAAGTCTGACCCCAGTTGAATATTTCTGCTTGACAACCGATCCAACACAAAAATGATTCTAAGAACAAATGACCTAAGGTGATACTATTATCAGGAAATATTTCGTTCAAATAATTCACCAATGCATTATTCTGTTTTTTACTAATTTTAGGTAGGCCTTGCTTTTGAATACGATCACTATGAAATAATCCTGAAATATTTGCGTACTCTGGGAATTTTTCTAAAAGCCATTGTCTTCCTATTTGTGTTGTAATAATAATTACATAATCATCTTTACTAATAAGATGTTTGTTTTTCATAATCAAATTCATCAGGAATTCATTGCTAATACCAAACTCTCCGACAACTCTTATTTCTTCACATTTTAATTTTTTAGCAATTTGTTTATGCCAAGCCCAATCTACAGAGTTAGTAAAATCGTAATGTTTGTTTTTTTCTATAACAAAACTATCTCCGAACACCCATAACTTACTCATTGTTGACTATCTCCTTTTCCAATTCTGTAATTGTCTTCTACACTGTCGGGTGTACTAACTTCAATAATAATACTATTATCTTCCATGGCCAACAGCTGGTGAGGTAACATTGGTTCATTGCGCCAAGTTTCACCTTTGGTTAATACTTGTGTGTGTAACTCTGCTGTGTTAGTATCCATTGTGTGTAGTGTAAAACTACCATTCAAAACATACCAACTTTCATCTTTATCTTTGTGAAAGTGCATACTAAACTTAGCCCCTTTTTTATCAAAGAACATAATTTTACCGCAATACTTTTCATTAGTGGCCCAAATTAATTCTCGGCCCCAGCCTTTTTCTTGAACGCCATTAAGTTGTGTCATTGTTGTTCTAGTTTCCATTGTTCGTGTTCAGGATGTTGATCATCTTCTCTTGGATCAGGTAACTTCATATGGCTATCTTCTATATCCAAATTATACAATGCAGCAAGAGGTAATACCAATTTACAGTTGTTATCAATATCTAAAAATGCTACTTCTACATCTAGATCCCAACGATTTTCAAAAGGGACTTTGTTTTGTTCTAGATCTTCTGGAATAGTAACATTAACTGTCACCAAGTTTGGATCATTTACACTTAACGTTGCAGGACGACTAGGTAAAGTTGGATCTTTCTTATATGTGAGTTTTGCTTGATATTTGGATAATTTGCCTATTAACCAATGTTGTTCTGCGTTCCATTTATAAAAATGTGTGTCCCACATGTGTTGTATCCTTCTAATGTTTATACTTAACCAGTCGTTTGTATCCCCGCACCAAGCCCAAACATGAGGATCTGTGGTGGTAAAATCTTGGTCAGGTGCATTTTTTCCTTGAGGAGCCTGATCACTTCTGAGTGTAACCCAATATTTTTTTATAGTGTGCAAGGGATGATTAACTAAAAGATCACTGCCGGGCAATTCGGTAATCGGAGTTCCATCAATGATATCACCTGTCGGATGATATCCGCCTACTTGAAAATATATACAACCTTGTTCTAGTGCATATACCATCTTTTCTTTGTATTCTACTATATCATCGTCTGTGATATATTCTGTTGTCAGATTAGGATATTTTTCTGCAACCTGTGCATCTGTTAGCGTGTTTCTATCTATTTCAAATTGTCGCCAATAATTATTGTATTTTCCGTCTTTGAGATCGAAAGCATAGTTTGGAATATAGTTAGGATCCCAAGGGGGTCCGGGTTCGTCAGGATCCATCCCGTCGATAAACTCGTCCCACCTACGTACACGATAATTATCATTTGGATTATCAGGATGACTAGACCTAGGGTCTATGTCTGGATCAAAAGACATCCCCCAGTATTCATCAAAAATAGGTCCATTGATTTTTTTAAGTTTCTTCTGATTCATTTTTAATCTCCAATAATTTACCAAATTCAGGAAAATAGCAATATTCTATTTTACTTCTCAGTAATGTTATTACTGCATCTGCTAAATTCTCTACTAGAGGATCACCGCCGAGATTAAAGCTGGTATTAAAAATGATAGGACATCCTGTTTTTTCATACCATGCTTCGATAAATCTTCTATACAAAGGATTATCTTGTTGTGTTACTGTTTGAATTCTGCACGTACCATCTACATGAATAATAGCAGGAATCTTTTCTTCAATACCTGGCTGACAATCTACCGCATACATCATATGAGGAGTTTCTTCCATTCCTTTAAGGTCAAACCATTCATGAACATGTTCTTTTAATATACTTCCAGCAAACGGTCTAAAGTATTCTCGACTTTTAATTGTGTTAACATGATCTTTGCCATTAGGGTCTCTAGGATCGTAAAGTATACTTCTATTTCCCAAAGCACGTGGACCACTTTCACTACGACCTTGGAATACAGACACAATATTCTTGTCGCAAATCAAATTTACAACATCTTCGTCTGTGGCATCTACAAGTAAGCCGCCAACGCCTGCATAAGCATTTACAGTTTCTTCTAAATCTTTTACAGTATAGTTGTAATCTTCTCCTGTATAGATCTCCTTAGTAAGGTTGGCTAACTCACCTTGTGTTATATGATGTCCATAAGCAGCAGCGCCCATTGCAATGCCTGCGTCACTGCTAACAGGTTCAACATATAAATTGATACCTTCTTCTTTAATTTTATCTAAGAACCAATAATTAGCAACACAATTTAGAGCATAGCCGCCAGTGAGAACAATATTTTTCTGACCTGTAATTTCTTTGGTTTTTAAAATACATTCTAATACCATACGCTGAGTATCGTTTTGAATTTGCCAAGCCATGTCATGACAAAATTTTCTATCATATCTATAACCTGTTCGTTCGTTGGCTTTATTTCCCCAAGGAGCTTTTCGTATTTCTAAAAGATCATCAAATGCAGTATCATTTCCTAGTAGTGCTATTTCGCCTCCGTTCGGATATGTTGGAAGAACTTTATTTCTGTCCATTAACGGCCATTCTTTGTAGTCTGTTTGTTGAAAGTTTGATATCTTTGGATTGTCTTTTCCGTACGGAGCAAGACCCATTGTTTTACCTGCTTCGATACTGCTCCATCCAGCCAGAACTGTTACTGCTTCATATGCTTTAACAATCCCGCCGCGATCATGAACAAGTGCAACATGACTTCTATTATGGTCTTCGTTTTTCATCCAAGATGCTGAGCCATCACCTGCATTTGGACTAGGAAACATTCCTCCGATAACATTTTCTCTACAACCAATGGACTTAAAAACTGTGTTGATTGGATACTTAATATTTGTTCTATCACAGTCAAATATACTTTCTACTTCCCATCCAGTAACAGTTCTATCGTTATCCCAAACGATTCCAGTTCCAACAGTTAAAAAACTACCAGCGCCATCAATGACCAGTGTTGCGGCTTTTTCGAATCCACTTTTTAAAAATGCTGTAAACGCATGTGTTTTGTGATGCTCTAATCCTATATCGAATACTTGAGGATGTGTATCTGGATCTTCTTTTTTATAGTCTTTGCAATCTGGATGATTTGCAGGCTTAATCAAAAGCAATTTTCGTGCCAAAGCTACATACAAATTATCAGCACTGTATTCTAAAAAAGGACTTCCGTGTTGTTGGATTGCAGGCTGAGTGCCTCCTAAAATTAAGTAATCTAGTTTATCTGTATATTCTTTGATTCTAATCATCATTGCTAGAGGAGATCCGTCGTACTTTTGTCTAGTATAGCGTTCCTCTTCTTGATTGAAAACAACCTCTCCGTTTTTTAAAAGACATACACCAGAATTATGTCCTCTAGTTATACCGGCAATCCATACATCTTTCTTCATTACTTAACCCCTGTAGCTTTTTTAGCTGATTTTACTATTGCATCTATACATTTGTATTTGTCTTTAAATTTTAAACATCTATCATTGTTTCTTTCAGTGACATCGTCCATAGCAATACGTATAGGACTATATTCTCTTTGCTCTGCATCAAAATCAATAATATCTACTTTTGGATGATTCGGATAACTTGTATTAATAGGGAAAGTACTACCAAATACAACTGTACTTGTAACGTCTAAAGCAGTTGCCAGATGTTGTCCTACACTATCCATTCCTATAAAATGATCTGCATTTTTAATGACGCCTGCCCATTGTCTTAGAGTAATATTATCAGGCTGTCCTACCCCTTTCCAATCCTCTCCGCTTAATTTATGTTCACTCATCAATACAACAGCAAAATGTGTTTTAAGTTTTTTTACCAATGCAATTGTGTCCATAATATCGAAACTACGTCCGCCATTGTCGTATACATAGCCTTTTTGATTGATACTGGATCTTCCAAAAGGCTGTAAAACCACTAGTTTGTCTTTTTTAGTTTCTTTTTTTCCTTCTTCAACTAAGTGATATCCGAATACTTCTTCTTCTGTACTCAAATGAAAACTAGGAACAGACAAATCTCTAATCCCTTGTTTATTGATTTCAATATCAAATGCCTGAGCTATACTACACTTTTGGTTGTAGTATTCCCATACTCGATATGGTTCAAGTGATACACACTGTTTATCTTTAATTTTTTCAATGAATACATTCGGTGTGTCGGTTGTGACACAGAGGCGGGCCAGGGTAGGGTGACCTTTGAACATGTTCCAACCGCCTTCACATACAATTATGAAGTCGTCTTTGGGATTTTCTTTTTGGTATAATTCTAGTGCAGGTATAGAAGATAACATCCTACCTGCACCACCATTAACGAAGAATGCTGTATTTTTTTTCATGATTACCTATAATAGTTTTTCAGTCTAATGATTTACTATAATATAATATAATATGGTTTTGACTAGATGTCAACCTTAATATGTACTTCCTCTGAGGATATCTGAAGGAGTAGGAAAATCTACTTTGTGAGGAGGTACAGTAAGTCCTAATGTATTTTCAATATGTTCGTACACTGTTAAGAGTTTTTTAGTTGCTGCTTTAGCATCTGTGCTAATAGATTCATGATATCTTTTCGCCCACTGGTCTCTTAGGGCGCCCGCCGCTTCTACTTGTTGATCTGTTGTAGCCCAGGCTTCGAAACGTGGAAAAGTAATCGTGCCATCACTAGGATCTACAACAACATTTTTGATATCAAATGTATGTAATGTGTTATCATTTACAGGATTTCTATACTGCATTACAAATGTTGTGTCATCATCGAAAGTATATGTATGAATATCTTCTGTTTGCCATTCATCTACATGACCTGCACAGTTCATTATCATATCCATTAAAATAATATGCTGTGCATTAGTTTTTTCTAATTTAACCCATGTTCCTAGAGGAGCCTCACCAAAGTCTGCTAAGTCAGAGTGACTCAAGTCTGCATCAGTATCCGGAATCTCCGATATATCAAAATTTGGTGTGTTACTATCGTCATTAGCACGACTTTCGTCTTGTACACATATTAATATTTCATTTGGTCCTATGTAGCTACCCGTAACTGTTTTAAGATCACTGTCAGGATCTAAGTACGTTACTCTACTTTCGTATGTAAATTCAGTTGCCATTCTTTATCCCCTTATGTATCCCAACTCATTAAAATTGCGCCCATACCGCCCCAGCTGCCACAACAGCAGCCGCCGCCACAAGATCCAGCGCCGGTGCCGCCGCCTCCAGGTGAATCACCTGTCCAGCCTGTGTATGCCCAGTTTCCGACGCTGCCGCAACATTCATTGATAAATCCACCTGCATAAGATGCGCCTCCGCCGCCTCTGATACAAGCAACATTGCATTGTCCGTTTAATCTACTAAAACCACCTGATCCGCAATGATTAGTGTGTAAGCTACTAGTTAAGTAACTTGAGCATTTATGCCAGCCTGTGCTACATCCAGAAGTTGGCGGGAAAAATGTATCAATAGTCGAGGTCGAGGCGCTGCCAGAGCTGCCGCCGCCCCATGCGCTAAATGGATCACCTTGTTGACAAGGGTTCCAACACTGTGTGCTTAAATTAGCCCAACCGCTTACCTGTACTGAACCGCCGCTTGTTTGGGCGCTGCCGCCACCTGCACAAAAATCAAATTCAGGACATTTATCAGTTAAGTAAGTGGGCGAGCCGCCATATTGACAGCAGTTGATACCTTCGTGTCCACCGCCAACACACATACAAGCACCGTCTTGACAATTAGTGACTCTACTAAATTGTCCTGGATGGCCTGAAGCGCTTGGTGTACAACAGTTACACATACACACACAGTTACACATCGGTTGCGCGGTGCCGCAACTCCATGTTCCTGTATCATGCCTGTGATATCCGTAGTCGGCGCCTCCGCCGCCGATGCAGCCCCACATGCAACAACAACTGCCGGCACCACCGCCGCCTTGTCCCCACATCTCCATAGTCCAACTAGTAGCAGTGGTTGGTAAGCAGAAACAACAAATAGTGTTGCAGTTCCAGTTACAGCATTGACCACTTGTACCATGTGTAGGACGTACCATTTCTAATGATGTGCCGCTGCTGAAAAAATCTTTAATACTTGCCATTTTATTTCCTCAAAATGTTTATTACTTTTATTTATCCTATTAGATCAAGTTGACCAATTAGATCAAGTTGACAACTTGCCATCCTCTGTTAGCATTTGTGTACACTAATTCTAGTGCAGTATCACGGTAGTCGATCAACATATCGTCTTCTACACCCATTATCTTGTTAGTATTACGCAGTACTGTGATATTATATACATCAGCATTGCCTGTAAAGTCGTGTATGAATACACTGTCTCCAACAGTTGGGCTAGCAGGTAGCGTAATGTTAATTGCTGTTGTGGTAGTATCTACCAAATAACCTGTTAGTTTTACAGCTGGGTTAACATCTGTACTTACAATTTGCCAACTATAGTATCCGCTTACTGCTCCCCAATAAACATCTCCACTAGCATTTGCCAATAGTGTTTGACCTTCGGTGCCAATCGGCAATCTCTTGTTGTTATTAGATGCATCAACAGTTAATACGTCACCTCTAGTCGTCAATGGAACTCCACTATCAATTTGTGTATTAACGTATGTTTCTGAAGCAAGACCTGTGACAGCAGTATCAACATAAGTTTTAACAGCTTGTTCTGTTGGAACAGCAGTGTTACTGTTACCGCTCAATAAGCCATCTGCACTAAATTCGTTAATACTTTCGCCTAGTTGCGCACCAATACTACCTAGTCTCAAACTTGTAAGACCGCTTAGATCAAACGCACTAGCATCCAATGTTGCACGACCAGTTGCTTGGTCAATTCTAAAATAGTTACCAACTCTAAAGTTACCATCTTGGTCAGTACTTGCAAAGTAAACACGACCTGGATATGTCTCTGTTACTTCATTACCTTGAGCCGCTGGTTGTGTAGGTTCTCCGGGATAGTTAGTAGTTGTTCTACCACCTGTACCAATACTCAAGAAGTCATGACCTGTCAATCTCACCTGGCTATAATTATATCTTAAATTAAAATGCTGTCCATAATAGCTCGGAGCTGTATTTTGTTTTTCATTTGCTAATGTAATTGTAGCTACACCGCCTACTCGAGGATCAGTATTTGCAGAATATCCACTAACACTAGTAACAATAAAACTATTTGTGTCGACACCGTAGTTAATATCGTCTGCATAATCTGAATTGTCAGCTGGATTATATGTTGGGCCGGATGTAAACTGTATACTACTACCTGCTCTTGGTTCTTCATCTAATCCACCTAACACTAGTGAGAACCCAAACTGTCCTGTATTATTATTTCCGGCAACATCAGCTGATTGTCCATCCTGTGCTGTGATAGTAGATATCGTTGGCCAAGGATAGAATATTGGGTGGCCTCCGATAAATCTTTCTTTTGTTGCTGCGCTGGCCGCATTTAAATATATACTACCGTTGCCCATTGCTGGGTGAACATAACAACACATATACAATCTTGTATTAGTACCGGATTGTCCAGCTGGTATTTTAAATCTCACTTCTCTAGATGTAGCAGCGTCAAACCCAGCAACATATGTTGCTAAATCTGCCTGTGCTACACCGTCCAAATAATAACTTACACCTGTTGAAACTGCATTCGACCCACTGGAATCGTTAGCAACAGTTGATATATACAACGGATGTCCAACATTACTCGTATCGTTTTGTTCAAAGATATATTGTCTTTCATCGTACACATTGAATGCAAGATCAATCCAGTTGTTAAAGTAGTATCTGTTTCCGGATCCGCCAAAGTCTGGGGGACCAACGTTTACTTTAAGTGTTTGACCGTTAACACCCATTCTTTGATTTGTGATAACAAGTCTGTGATTTACTACCAAGTTAGTTTGAATGTTTGCAATGTCCGCTTCTGGTACATCAGCTACTACAAAATCACATGCTGTTAGTGTAGTACCATTTAGAATCCTAGTAGCACTACCGCCATTGGCATAAGCAGTAAATCCAGTACCATCCACGCTAGTTGTAAGCCCAGCATCAGTGAATATCTCAACTGTGTTTGCTGTTACATTGCCTGCATAGTAATCATTACCATTTAGTTCTGTCATGCCAACTACGCCTGTTACTGCTTGAATAAGTTGACCGTTAGAATATCCATGTCCTGTTATTGTTAAAATTACAGGATTACTACGTGTAGCATCACTGATAGTTTCTGTTACAAATCCCCAACCAGCTTCAGCTCTAGTATCAAAATAATTAGTTAAGTCATAGTTAGTACATAGTTTGAAACTAGTTGCATCAATTACATCTGCATACCATGTACGTCTATCGTTAGCTGCATTATCACCTAGTAGTGCAGACCACGCAGGTTCATTAACTGAACCGAAACTGACTTGGTCGCCGTCGGATAAATTATGAGCCGCGCCTGTTGTAATAGCTGATTGTTCTGCAATACTAATACTACTCGCTACTCTGTTACCAGTTTTGGTTATACCTGTAAGTGTATCTCCTACAGTAAATCCATCACTACTGTTTAGTGTAGCTGGATCATATGTGATTGAATCGCCGTACATATAACCACTTACAGGATCTTCTGTGGTGTCAAATCCTGTACTAATTGCCCCATATGTACCATAACTATTGTTTCCGTTAAGTGAACGAATCTTGCCGCCGCCGCTTGCAACGTAGCCCATATCGTTATAATAAGTAAAGCAAGACACAATCTCACTGAGGCCGTTATTTTTAATCCAAAAACCAATGCCGCCGTCGTGTACTTGAGTAAATGTGTGAAACACCATTGATCCTGGATTACTTGCTGCTCCTGTTATACTACCATCAACAATTGCGCCTACGCCGCCTGTACTAAATGCACTAGATTCTTTGATATATGGTGATTTAAGTATAGGTGCATTTGGTTCTAGTCTAAAATACACACCTTTAACAGTTGCATCTTCTGGATCTGTGGGTGTTGTGGTTCCCAATTGGAAGCCTGTTAATCCTTTAAGGAGCACACCTTCGATCATTGTACCTGTATTCACAAAGAACATTGTAGTTTCAGCATTTGGTGTTACACCATCATCACTAATACCTACACCGAATCCATTATCATTGACTGTATCTGGTTGAATGATACAGTTACGTTGTCCGTCACCGACAATTGTTACATTGGGAGGAATATGAATCGGAAGTTGTTCGTTATATGTACCATCTTTAATAAAAATTGTAGCAGGGGATCTATTTGCTAAATCTGCATTGATATAATCACATGCATATCTTAGACTCGAAAACGCATAGTCAATTGCAACCCCGTGATCTGCATCATCTGCACTACTAGTGCTGTCTTCCGACACATAAAAAATCTTATCATTAGCGCCACTAAACTGCCAGCTATAGTTCACACCATCCGGTGTTTGTAGATACTTACCAGCTTGTCCTACAGTAGATGGAAGAACATAACTCGCACCAACAACAAAACTAGTCCATAAACCATTACCGTTGTCTATAAAGAAGTCACTTCCAGCAACATGGTCTTGTGTAGCAATATATGTACTAACACTTTCACTAACAATATCATCTTTAAGATATGTTGTACCTGCACTCCATGCGCCCATGTAGCGAACACCGCTGTTAAACTTTTGCCATTTTGGCGGTGGGCCTGCTAAATCTGAGTTAAATGAACCACCGGTGTGACTGATCAAACATTGGTATGTATTACCGCCATGATTTACTAAGTCGTTAATAGCATAGTATGTAGCTGTTACCCATGTACCTCGTAAATTAACACCTGTTTGTATTAATTCCCAAGTTCCTGGATTTAAATCAGGAGCTAATGCTGCGTTGTCTGACCGAGCACGATATGTATTACCGCCATAGCGCACAGTTTGCCCAATTTTATAAGTGTTTACATTTAGCCATTCACCTTGATAGTCGATACCTACATTGTATAATTCAAATTTCGAAGGATCAGTTGGAAGGTTACCTGTTGATTCTGCTGTACAACGATAGATGTTAGCACCGTAGGCTACTAAGTCTCCAGGTAAATATGCTTGCACTGCATTATACACGCCTTCTGCACTGATACCACTTACAAATTGATCCCAATATGTTGCTTGTGTGGGCAGATTACCTGTTGTATCTTGTTTAGCAATATAAGCCTGCGCACCATATTTTACAATATCATTTGCTTGATATGCGGCTGTCGGATCAAACGCACCTTCCCATTGGATACCATCTGCAAATTGGCTCCAATAGGCTCCATTTGGAGGTGTTTGACCTTGGCTGTCAGCTATAGCAATATATACTGCACCACCATGTGCAACCCCGTCACCAACACGATATTGTGTTGCTCCATCATATATTTGTCTAAATTTAAAACCTTCTACCATTAACGCCCAATATGCCGGGTCAGTTGGGAGGTTACTTGCTGTTCTTGCTACGTTGCTGTAAACATAAACGTTACCACCATATTTTACGATGTCGTTAACTTCGTAAGTAGTGGAAACACTCCAATCTCCTGCAAAGTGAAATCTTAGTTTACCAAGGTCTAATATTGTTGCCATCTGTCGATCCTATTACTTTATACACTTATTTATGTCAAAAACTTCATCTGTAAATGACCCGTCGAATGGTTGAATTCAAACTCAATAGCATCGATACTCCAAAAATGTTGTTTATAATCATCACCTCCAATGTTATCTTCTTGCGGTAACATAATAGGGTCTTCGTCGTCGGCTCTAATAATTTCCACTGTACAATCGCCAGTTAACGGATCTAATTTAAATCCGTAGAAAGTTTTATCACCATACTGTGTACCTTCGTAAATACCGCCTGTACTGTCTGTTCGATTTACATTAGTTGTCATTGATTCGCCTCATCTAACAGACTTACATTTATAGTAAATGCATCTGCTTTGTCTGCTTGTGCTATAAGTTTATCACCTGTCAATAGATAAATCTTATTATCCTTGACAAGATCAACTGTTTCATTTGGAAAAACTTTGTATTTGTATGCTACATAAGTGACTGTCGTGTCAGCATGTTGTACTTTAAGTGTTATACCCATTGCACTACCATACACATTTGCAACATATGCACTATGCAAAAAATGTTGTCCTGTGCCACATGTAACAAGAGTTGTTCCTGTTGCTGTGTCTAGTGTTGCTGCTTTGTATGTTTGAAACGTTGGCATTTAGTCTTTCCTATTTTATATATTTATCATAAGTTCAGATATCCAAATAATGCATTGCCGCCGCCGCCGCCGGCTCCAGGAACCCATTCTGCGTTAGTTGCATTATACACTAGTGCTTGTCCGTTACTAGGTGGATTAGTATTGATATCTACATCACTTAAATCTCCAAGTGTAGTTGCAAATGCAGGAGCATTTTTGACATAACTCCACTGAATATCACCTAGAAACTCATCTGCTTCAACTTGTGCTAGTGTATATCCAGTTGCACTAGGATCAACTGTACTACTAGAACTAAAGTTTTGTGTACTGTTTGTAAAAAATTTAAACTTACCATCAGTTGCATCTCTAAAAACACCACTTGCTCTATCAACACCGCTTTGTTCATACAAACCTACAAAACCTGTGTCAATATTTGCACTAGGTGTATCATTTAATAGTATAAGAGGATTTGCGCTACTAATTGTTGTAACGTTGTTAATAGTCTGTGTACCAGTAACCGTAATATCGCCAACTTCAATACTATTGAAAATAACATCATCTTTGTTGTAAATATTATCCCAGTCAACTCGACCTTCAAATTCGTAGGCTACAATTGTTCCGCCAGTATAGCTCGGATGTGTTTTGTCTAGTGTCGTTCCTACTGCTGGTAAGTAATTTGTATAAAAATTAAACTTGCCATCACTAGCGTCTCTGAATATACCTGCTGTTCTATTAGAACCATCATTGTAATTGTATATTGTTCCGATATCAATAAAGTCTGCAATGTTGCCATCTGCTAAAAATATTTTACTATCTGAAACTGTAAGTGTTGTTTGATTAACTGTTGTGGTTGTACCTGCAACGTTTAAGTCTCCTGCAACGTTAACATCTTGTGCGCTAATATCTCCAACTACTATGTTTCCTACTAGACCGCTTGCTAAGTGTTGATCTACTCTAGCATTTGTATAATATAAGTTTGTACCTTCTGTTAAGTCTGTTGTGGTCTTAGCTGCAAACGCAGTGTTAAAATCGTTTTGACTGAATGTTGTTCCTGGAGCAAACTTAGAACCGTTCCAAACCAATGCTTCTCCGCTACCAGGTACTACAGTAGTAATATCAACGTCTTGAAGATCTCCTACACTTGTAAGAGCAATAGCTGCATCAAAGTCACTTTGACTAAAACTATCTCCTGCTATCCATTCACTGTTAGCATTATCCCATATTAGTGCTTGTCCATCTACAGGAGCAACTGATAGATTCACATCACCTAGACTGTCTAAATTGTGATTTGCAATGCTGAATACATCAGCTTCTATGGTTTTGTTGAATACCCAACGATCACTAATTGCATTGTAAAGCATAGTTGCATTTACAAATTCTACTTTAATACCAGCGCCATTGGCACCTGCTGCACTAACCGCATCTTTGGCAACTACAATTTCTTTATCACTGATTGCTAATGTAGTACTGTTAACTGTGGTTGTTGTACCATCAACTTGTAGATTACCAGCAATAACTACTGTGCCTGTGTTGTCTCCTATGCCTGCTGGGTCAATGACAAAGTTAGCAGGACCAGCTAAGTATCCAGTTGTAACAATGTTACCTGCTGTGCCACCTGCTAAGAATGTGTTTACATCACTATCGCTGTAGCCGCTCTGACCATCTATGGTCAAAGTTCCGTTAACAGCATCATATGTTGTTGTAATGTTTGAGCCACCAACTACTAAGTTGCTTACTCTTGTGTCTACACGAGTATCAGTAAAGTATAAATTACTAGTGCCTTCAGTGATGACATCACTGTCCATGTTAATGGCTGTGACTTCACCTGTACTTTGATCTACGTTTAGTTGATTGGCTAAACTACCTAATTCGAAATTTTTACTCACCATAATATGTGTCCTAGTCTGCTACACATATTTAGCTGTTATCATGCACTTCTTATTTTTATATTTTTTATTTTGCCTTTGAATGGGTTCTGAGTAGTGCCGCCGCCGCTAGTTCCTGCACCAATCATCAATTGATTCCAATCAATACCGCCAGCGCTACCGCCGTCGCCATCTAGTACAATACCATTCGCTGTTTTACTATTTCCTGCTAAGTTAGACCCAGCACTTGCTTGATAGAACCAGTTTCTTGATTCAATAGTATTATAAATTCTAAAACTTACAAAGAATTTAGTATAACTACTTGACCATTGTTGTCCAGCTGCATAACCATAGCCGCCTAGTGACTGGCCTGCAATACTCAACTGTGGTCCACTGTAGCTTCCATTGCTCCAGTCGTAGTACCCAACAAGATATCCTTCGGCAGAATTATAACCGCCGCCTTGGTTGTACGTACAAATCACCCATTGGTTGGAACTGTGATTCGGATCAATTTCTGCTTCAAATTCCAAATCAAACCCAGTTACTACATTACTAGCATGTGGCATTAATGCAGGAGATACTAGTGTATTTGTGGTTTGTAATCCGTTAAATGTATATTCGTTAGTGTTTACATAATCCCATTCACCAGTTCCTGAGTTATCAGTGTGTAGTACTATACATCCTGCAATAGCTGTTTCTCTATTAGAGCCGCTGCCGTTGGAGTAATTAAATTGCACACTGGAAGGTCTAGTGTCTCCATCTGCATAAAATTTCCAACAAGCTGCCATCGCTTCGCCGGCGCCACCACTGTTGAGACTGTTTTGGGTAGTCATTCCAGTAGTATTATTGGTAACTGTACAAGCGTTTGTTGTTCTTGTACCGCCACTAGAGAACAGCAAACAAGCACCATCTGCAACACTCACTGCGGTGCTTGGACTGTCTATATCATTTATGCCTCTGAAATGTTTGGCACTGATACTCACAATTGGTGCGTTAGCTCTATAGTGCCAACAGGCAGCAATTTCGTTGCTTCCTGTTTGGCCAGACCAGGTTGCTCCGCTTTCAGTTCCGCTAGCAATTTTATACCAAATTCTCTGATCCACGGCTGCGTGTTCTGCATCTGCAAGTTTAGTAAATCCTTGACTTCCATAGTTTCCGCCCCAACTGATGTCTGTAGTAACATCTGGACCATATTCAGTAATGATTAACAAATCGCCTGATTGAATATTGCTCGGAAGGGATAGTGTAGCAGTTGAATTATCTCCGCTATCAGTTCTAGCAAGGTATGTCAGTGAACTAATACCACCTTCAATTGCTTGTACTTGTGCTGACTCTGCTACTACTGATCCACTGGTACTCACAGTACGCACACGAACGTAAAACAGTTCTCCTCCTTCTGCGTTACTTTCATCTATAGGAGTAACTGTGAATGAAGCTGAGTTACTGGTAACTGTAAAGCTACCGCTAGTAGAAGAAAAATCTACATCTGCTGTTGTAACATTTTCAATAGTCCAATAAAGTGTGGTACTGTCAGGAACATTAGTTGTTGTTAGATTAAAGGTAAATGCACTACCTTCAGCGGCTTCAACTGCCGCAACAATAATTGTTCCATTCATTGAACTGTGATTACTACACTGATAATAGTATGTTCCGGGTACAGTAGGTGTCCAACTAATATCCGAGCCGCCACTAGCGCCTTGCCCTGTAGCGCCTGTTACTAAGTTTCCTGTTCCTGTTCCTTGAACTGTTTTGAAATATATAGGATGTGAGCTTCCTGCATTGTTTGTAATTGTAATTGTATCGCCTGCAAGAATATTAATACTGTCATTATCTCCTGAAACAGCGCCATCTCTGTCTGTAGCATTACTGAATGTATATGCACTAGAACCACTAGCGGTTACATCTGCTGTGTACGCTGTGGCCCCACTTGGTGCTACTGCATAAGTTGCTGACGCTATTGTAGTAATGGAAAAACTTCTATCAGTGAACTGATTTTCATTATCTGTAGCTCTAATTGTAAAAGGATAACTTGTGTCAGATAATTCAGCGGGTGCTGTGCCTGAAATAATATTGCCACTTAAACTAAGACCGCTTGGTAAACTACCACTCACTATAGTATATGTAATTGTGCCTGCGTCAGGCTCACTTGCTACTAGAGAGATACTTACACTGTCACCTTCGTTGAACGACCCCAAGCTACCCGCAGTGGTTGTCCAATTTGGTACACCGTTATAACTAATTGCATTTAGACTTGTTGCTTGGGCGCCTTGTGGACTAACTAAAACTAAGTCATAATCACCTGCGGTTTTTGCGGGAGCAGTAAATGTAATTTGTGTGTCACTTACAACACTATAAGAAATAGACACATTGTCCAACAACAGTGTACTACCAATTACAAAATTAGTACCAGTAACAGTGACAAGCTCTCCACCCAACGGTTCTGTAGCATCTGCTCCGCTTGCATAGCTTATATCGGTTATTGTAGGGAATGTGTTGAGACTGTACCAACTTGTACTGGTATATTTTTCGACAGTTGCAGTATCTGTATTGTATCTCAACATGCCAACAGTTGGTGTGCTTGGTCGCTGTGCAGTAGTTCCTGTTGGCAATACAAAATTATTAGATATTCTTGCATCTACTCTAGCATCTGTATAAAATACATTGGTACTGCCTTCAGTTAGATCGTCTGTATTTGTTGTACCTGCTTGTTGCCATGCACTGCCATCCCAGATATAAAGTATGTTGGTATCTGTGGCAAACGCCTGATCACCTGCGTTGTTGTCTGTGAGAGGCAAGTATGTACTATCATCATACACATTAACACTAGTAATAACTGTAGTTCCATCTTCGACAACTAATTGTGCTGTACCTGCAACTTCACGTATTTTATTTTCAAAGCTAGGCGTATTTTCTACATATGTAGACAAATCTTGGGGGACAAATGTATTGGTACTTGCATCATATACTAGACACATCTGGTTAACAAGACTAGGGATAGGACGTAACTCAACAGGAGTCTTGTGCCCTTCTTGTGTATGCTGTGCATATACCACATAGTTACCATTGATGTTGGTTTCAACTGCTAAGTCTTTAATAGTAACTGCACCACGCATAGCACTGTGAATACCACATTGATAATACAGCGTATCTGGTGCGTTATTAGGAACAGTAAATGTTACAGTACCATTATCAGTACGGCTACCTGTTACGCCGTTTGTATATTCTCCAAAGTATGTTCCTGTACTAAAATTAGTACCGTTATCTGTTGTAAAATAAAATGGATGTCCTGTTGCTGTAATATCAAATGTATATGTACCGCCTCTGCGTAAAGGTCCTATATTGGGATTATTTCCAGCTCTAGGTCCACTGAATGCATATGCACCTGCAGCGTCGTTTGAAACATTATACGTTACTGAAGGTGCAGTTAGTGTCGGAGGTGTAATTGTACTGGGTACACTGATACTTAACCGCTGTACTGTAGTATCTGCTCCGCCATTTATATCTGGATGACTGTCAGTGAACGTACCTTGATCTGTTACCCAACTGATATTATTTTGTGTGCCGGCTCCGTCTATCCATTTTAAATGTATTGTGTGTGCTTGGGTCATACTGCCATATTGAGTTTTGGCAAAGTTATTTACTGTGTAAGTGCCTTGTTTGTATAATGGTACATTTAATTCATTACTATTAGTAATTGCACGTCTTGCGTAAGGCAAACTGCTCGTAAGCCAGTTCCAAAGCCACTGTGTGTCTTGTCCAGCTGCTGGTGCAGCAACATCGATTGTTAAAGTTTCCGGAGCAATACTAAGATTTACATTACTGAGATTTTCAATAGGTATGCTGTTGGCGGCAATACTGTCACTTGTAATTGCATTGTCTTCAATTGCTTCGCCTGGTATTTTATTAATTGCCATACATATAACCTTGTGTTAGTTGTATGTATTTATTATCTAAGATATTTCAATTAATTTAAACTCTACTCATATTGGCATGTACCTTAACGTACATTAGACTTTATACTCCCCAATAAGGAAGCCACTAGTAACAATAAATTTCTTCCCGTCTGGATGCCAGTCGAAGTAACCAACGCTTCCTGCGGCTTGAGAGTTAGTAAAATTGTTTGACCCAGGAGGAGAGTCGTTAAACGAAATTTGAAAGTTAGGCATTTCTGTGGCTGTCGTAACATCGTAAGGCGTAGACAAACTAAACGCACGTATGTTTATATCGTAGTCTGTGTCTTCACCTGTATCATCTACAGGTGTCTCTAGGAAATACATATAGTTTCCGCTGTCTTGAAACTGAAAACACGAGTAATAAGGGTATGTATTGGTCCCGGGCCAGTTTCCCCAGATAGAGTTAGTCGGCAATATCTCTTGAAACTTCGCTGTCCCTTCGACAGCAGCAACAGCCGTTGTTGGATCATAAGGGGTGGTGAGCGTCATTTTCTGTATAACCATTCGGTTACTCAAACCCTTTTGTTTGGTGTATATCGCAGAGCCGTCATTCGGGTGCCAACGCACCGCGGCAGGCTCGTCAGCTCCAAATCTTCTATCATCCCATCCCAAACCGCCCACGAGTTGCTCTGTTACAGTACTCAATGTTGTAATGTCCCACGGTGTACTCATAGTTCCCATGTAAAGACCTTCATTACATAAAATAACATATTCTCCGTTTGAACTTATATCGAACGAATACACGTTAAAGCCAGAAAGACTATTATTTAGCGGGGCACCCCCCGCATAAGTCGCAGTGGTAAGATCCCACGCTGTGGAAAGATTAAACTGGCTTATAACCGGATCACTACCCGTACCATCTTGTATGTAACTAACTGGAACTGTCGTCGCTGATGTGGAGATAGAATAAATGTATATGGATGTGCCATCGGGTTTCCATCTAAACTCGTTGTTGGTACTTCCAATCCATTTAGCAACTCCTCCCACATTTTGTGGGTCGGAGAAGTACCAACAATATGGACCGCCATCATGCGAGAGAGTTTTGAAGTCTAGAGCGGAACCAAAATCTGTTTTTATAAGTAAGTCTTGTGTTGTACCAATAAACAACTTGGTCTCATCTGGGCTAACGTACAGACCATTAATCCCGTTACTGCTATTTATAGGTAACGCATATGTTGAGTAAGTTTCTACATTAGCACTATTTTGATCAACCGTGCTAAGATCCCAGTTCGTGCCTAGATTAAACTTATACCATCTCAATTGCTGCGCGACAAAGAGTTCTGACCCATCTGATTTAAAATGGATTCCTGCGGCGTAATCATCGTTGACCAAACTCAAGGTCACTGAGGCGTCAGGCGTTGTTGTACTTGCAATTGTGGTTGGATCCCAAGCAGTACTCATATCCCATTGAAGAATAAACTCCTCGTTGGTGTTGAAACTTACCGCATACATGAAAACAGACGTTCCATCCGGCTTAAAGAACATCCTATTCTGAGAAGTAATATAACCGACACTCAATGACCCAAAAGTGAAAGATTTATCAGGAGTCGATCCACACGACCCTAGATCATACGGAGTTGAAGCCGCGTACCGTTCGAAAATACCTGCGGTAGTGGAGCGAATTATTCTATAAAAATAATTACCACTATCGCCCCAAGCAATGTCACCACCCGGGTTTGCGAAAGTTTGGGAAGCGACGGTCAGTGTAGCCGACTTTGTGGCGGAGCTTGTGCTTAAATCCCATGCAGTCGATAGGGGGTATTCCTCTACGAAGTTAAATCTCAATCGGTATATCTTGGTTCCCGAAGGGTTCATTGTGAAAGAATCAATATCACTGTTTCCACCATCATTGCGCCACCACATATTATCAGGCAGTCCGCTCTGCGGGAGATTATTACCTACGTCAGTAATATCATAAGGTGTAGTTAAATCAAAAAATTGGATGCATTTCTTATCTATATCCAAAAAGTACGCTACGGTTCCGTCATCGTTAAAGGAAGAGCTTCTTACTTTATCCGTAAGTAACTGAGTTTGACTTCCATAGCTAGGTAAATATGGCAAAGCGAAAGATTTGCTAACAGATCCTACGCCGTAGTTAAGTCCTACATCAAAAGTATATCCATAGTTATCGGTGAAGGTAGTGAAGTTGCTGCCTGTACTGTTGAACTCTAAGCTGTGGTTATCAAATGGATTAATTTGATTACCACTGACACTGGTCCCAAGCACTCCTATGCCAGAAGTATCTGCCGTGGTAATATCCCCAGGTGTTCCTAATGGAACAGTGTAAAGGCCTGGACTCAGACTATGGGAAAAGTCGGATAAGTTTGATCGCATACCCGGATTTGACACAGCAAAGGTTAGTTCATCCTGTGTGTCATTAAACATCGCACCTGTAGCATAGTAAAAAGGAGAAAATCTTAACTCATCGGAGGTACTCCCCCCATTAAGTTCAAAAAAAGTGCTTGCAGTACGGGTCGAGGGGTCGAATGGCGTAGAATACGAAAACACATAGTTAGTTGTAGGCCCCCCCATGAATATAGATTTAGTCCCGTCTTCCGTAAAACGAAAAGAGAGAGCACGAATATTATTCGTGAGTGCTCCTCCTGACATGGAACTGTAACTGGTAGTGTAGCCGCTAGAGCTAATATCATAGTTTGTGCTTAAAGACTCGTCATAAAATTGAAAATACTCACTGCCGGCGTTATAATGACGCCCGATCACCAAGTTACTTCCATCAGAATTGAATTGAACACTAAAATTAGTCCATAGATTGCTGTACCAAGGATTTCCGGTTTGGTTGCCTGTTAGTGACGTAGGGGGATTATACACATTTGACGGTACTTCAATATCGAAATTAACAACGTCCGCTGCACTTGGCCCAGAATTAGATATAGCGGAGGTAAGACCCACGCTAGAGCCAATTATTCGTGTAGTGGTCGCAGTTGAAGCCACACAGAAATAACTGCTGGGCAGTTTCGAATTTCTGGAAGAGTAAGTATTAATGTTTGTTCCGTAATTTGCGTTAGATGTTTTAGAGCTCCAGTTTATTGTTGTTAAGTCAAATGGAGTTGTTACATCTACGGCAGTGAAAACAAGAGAACTGTCTTTGATATATAAAACACTACCATCGTGGCTAAACCCCGTTTCGGTAACACCGCCAAAACCCTGCCCAGAAATACTTGTGATGTCCGTGCCGGGCGTCACGGCGGCGATATCCCACGCCGTACTTAGATTAAATACTTTGATATTGGTGCCAGTACTCTCGAACATATATAGAATAGTGCCCGCTCCGTTGAACAAGAAATATGAAGAGATATTCTGAAGCTGACTATCACCGTTAGTTTCCGAAACGAAACTGCTTAGATCCCAACTAGTTGATAACTCCACCTGAAGCGGAAGCGTGGCCCCTGAAGTTTGACCGTAATAAAACCGTGTTCCATCGTTATTTACACGAAGAGGCCCAAACTTGAAGCCTGTGTTCGTTGCAACTGTTAGTTGATATGTCCGTGTGGCAGAGGTTACTACATACGGAGTTCCTAACGCATAAGATTCGAGGTATATATTATAATTAAATCCGTTGGGTTTGGTTGTAAGAACAACCATTTCGGTGCCATCCTCATTAAATACAACACCTCTTGTAGAATGTTGAGGATCAGAGTGGTTGTACTGTCCGTTTGTGCCTGTTCCGGGGACAAATTTTGCTTGATTAAACGTCCAAGGAGTTCCGCCTGCCGCGATAATTCCTCCGAACCCTCTTGCACTACCTGCGCCTAAGGTACTTAATAATGGCATATTCTATTCCTCATGTATACTGTGTCAAGCTACCTAACACTGTAAATGTTGCTGAAGCTGTTTTAATAACTGTAAAGCTATATAGATCTGTGCTACTAGCATTACCTGCTGTCGGAGCCTCTCCTCCACTCCATTTTACAGTAATTCCACTGCTATCAATTTGATAAGAGTTTAGATAATAAGGAGTAGCACCTTGTGTTGCTAATATTGCGCATGTCATGCTTTCTCCAACGCTCATGATACTATCTAAACTAGCACTACTGCTGGCTCTAAAATTAATTGTTCTGTTGGCTGTTTGATCAATGCTTAATAATTTCACTGCGCTGGTCTTGAAATCGAAATTAATTGTAGCACTAGTACTGGTATCTATATCTACCTGTTCAATAGTTTCTACAATATTCATTGTGTTTAATATCGAAACCTCACCTGTAATTGTTAAATTTCCTAGTTGTACAGGAACTACTGAAGAAATTAAGGAATCACCGAGTGTAAGCACAGATCCTGTAGCATTGTCAGTAATACCAGTAAGACCAGGATCTGAATTTAAATCAGTCCAAGCACTATTAGCATATGCTTGTATTTTATGTAAATCTCTATCGTAAACTAAATCACCATCTGCGCCTGTTTTAAGTGCAATTTGTGCAGTTGTAAAACTAGCCAGTTTCAAACTACTTTGTGTAATTTCAACTCTATTATTTACGCCTGTAGATGCAGTTAACTTAATATCAGAGTCACTTGCGAGAGTTGGCGTGCCAGCACTAGATAATGCAACAGTATCTGCTGTAATAGTATCAACATCGATACTATCAATGGTAATATTATCAGTTGCATCGCCGTCCATGTCCATTACACGATGATTAAAATCTATTAAATTTCTTACTCTACTCATACTGGCATGTACCTTATATCTATACTTTGACTTGTTAGTGGTGCACTAGTAAAAGTTAGTGTTGTTCCACTAATACTGTAATCGACAGGTGGTAATATTAAACCATCTAGTATTACTAGTACACTGTTTACATTATGCCCTAACGGAATAGTAAAATCAACAGTTGTATTATCACCCACATATTGATCACTAGTGTATGCTAGATTTAGTTTGGCATTTGTTACTGTACCATCACTGGGTGTGCCAATACCTGCTGCAACTCCATATCCTTTAACTTCAACAATTTGTCCTGCTGTAGGCGTGCCGCCTAATGTAAGTGTTGTACCTGATGTTGTGTAGTTGTTGGTCAACTGGGGTACACCGTCTACAAATACTTGTATTGCATTGCGACTTCCGGGATCTTGGCTTAATGTGAAAACGTCTGTACTGCCACTAGCTGTGAATATATCTGCGAATGTATTGTTTATAGATAGGACAGATAAACTTTCAACTTGCCATTCATTGGCACTGTTATTGTAATAGAGTATATCGTTGTTTGCAACACTTGTGGTATTAACATTTCCAATACCACCAAGGGTTGCTACTGTACTGTCTACAGCTGGTGCCCAGGACGAACCATTCCATTTCAAAACTTCTCCAGAATTTACTCCTGTTGTACTAACATCTGACAAATTGTTGATTGATGCTAATCCTATACGTGCATCAGCTCTGCCGTCTGTGTAATAAAGATTTGTTGTACCTTCACTTAGTGAATCAGTATTGTGATTGCTAATATCACTCACTGTACCTGTTACATCACCAGTTACATCACCTGTTACATCACCTGTTACATCACCAGTTACATCACCAGTTACATTGCCAGTTACATCACCTGTTAAGTTTCCGTGTACTGTAGAAACGTTTAGATCTTTATTAAGGTTCCATCGATCATCTGCATTGGTATATGTGAGTGTGGCACTTGCGCCATCAACTGTGATGCCTGCGCTGTTAGCCGCGGCTGCATTGACTGCACCACTAGCTATAGTAATATTAAGGTCATCTACAGCTAGTTCGGTACTATTTATAGTGGTCTGTGTGCCGTCCACTTGTAAGTTACCCGCAATCACAACTGTGCCTGTATTATCTCCAATACCAGCCGGATCAATTGTAAGTGTAGCGGGTCCTGCAATGTAACCTGTTGTAACAATATTACCTGCTGTACCGCCAGCTAAGAATGTATTTACATCACTGTCTGTGTATCCGGGCGGCACTGTTGCCCATTCATAGTCACTGCCGTTCCATTTTAGGTATTCGCTTGCACTAGCAGTACTTTGATTTAAATGTGTATCTACTCTAGCATCTGTATAGTATTTGTTTGTACCTTCACTGATGTCATCTGTGTCAGCTGTAGCAAATCCTAAGCCAGTTGCTCCACTGTTGACTTTTACAAAATTTCCAGCAAAACTTGTATAGCTAGAAGGCGTGTCGGTTAATCCAGTAAAGGATGGTGCGGCTTCGCTGTTATCAATGGTAAGAGTATTTGCTGTATCATTGTATGTGAGTGTAATGCCTGCGCCAGCTACCAACAAGTTGTTTACTTCGTCTTGGATATTTTCTGGATTTTGATAAAGGTTAACTGTACCACTAGTG